AAAGAACTTTAACCAATCAGGGATTTTATCAATTAATGACTTTATAAACTCTCCGATTGATGTAAATGCGCCTTTTAATGTGCTAACAATATTATTCCAACCGTTAATAAAGTTAGTTTTGAATGTTTCAAAATCCCCAAAGAGCAATTCAGCAATTGAGGGTTCTCCATGAATCCATTTATACAAATCCTCAACCACAAGAGCAATTGCCAATATTGCGGCTGATATAGCCAGTAATATCGGGTTAGCTAAAACCAATCCCAATAATGTTTTACCGAGATTGACTATTGCCGGAATTGCAAAAGCTGTCACCGCTACTGCAAGCCCAATAAATACAGCTTTTATAAATGCTCCATGGTCAACAAAGAAGTCGACAACATTTCTAACAATCTTTAATAAAGCCGTGAGCGCAGGCAATATCATTCTTGATATTTCCGCTCCGATTGACATTGTACCCATTCGAATGTCACGCATAACCATTTCATATTCTTTGGCATTCTTTACATCGTCACGAGTAAATATTGCGTATTTATTGCCTTCTTGAAGTTGGAATTGTTCTAATGTCATTCCGGCTTTTTGCGCAGCTTCTGCAACTTCAATTGCTTGACTCGCAAAGTCCATTGTTTGATGAATTGCTTTACCTAACAAAACAAACGGTGCAATAGTTCTTGCAGCAGTTGTCGCCAAATTCTTTATACTTTTTATAGCTTTTAATGCCGAATCGTCAAGCTTTTTAACTTTATCTTCCGCATCTTCCGCTTTTTCTTCCAAATCATCAAGCGCATTTTCTGCCTTTTCTGCTGCGTTCGGAAGTTCCTTCAAGCCGTCAGATTGAAAGACCATTAAAAATTCATCAAGTAATGACATCTAATTACCTTTTTTTAATTTGTTTGCTATAATACTCATTTATCAAATACTCATTGTATTTCGGGATAATTTCAGACTCCCAAATCAACAGAGCATCTTCTAAACTATAAACCGTCCTTAATTCTTGGAGGGTTGCTTTTCCGCTTGCGACAAGCTGACCAATGAATCCATCAACGTTTTTATATTCTTGGGTTCTGCAAGGGCTTTCCACTCTTTCAAGGAACTTAAGACCTTGCCAAGTTCGAAAAAAGAACAATTGTAATCAATAACAAAAGCTTCTATTTTAATCAAAACTTCCCAACTCGGAATATGGTTATCAATCAGAGTTTTGTTAACCAACGGGATTGGGTCTTTGTCATCATATACACGCTCAACAAACTTCATGAGCTTTAACATAATTTCTTCCGATTGCAAATAACTTCCGACTTTAGGAATGTTATTAATCGGGTATTGGGTAATAATTTCACGTCCTACAGTAGCCGGAAATTTACCGATATTAAACTTTAATTCTTCACCCTCAAAATTTATTACTATCTCTTTTGGTTGTATTAACATACTTTCACTCCTTTGCTTTAAAACACTCTCTTTCTCACCCCTCTAAAATGAGGGGTAAAGAAAGGAGCTTCTTTATGAGAATTAAACTTTATTCTCAAATACAAATCCATAAGTAGGTGTTTTAATTCTACCGCCGGATGCAACACCCTTGCCCGGTAAACCTGAAATGATTTTACCGTTTTTGAGTGTCTTTCGTGTTCCGTCAGGATAATTTGCCACAATTGTAATAACGTCTTTTGCTGACTTTTTACCCTTAGCAGCTCTGTTAGCTTCCAATAAGAAATCCATTGCAATTTCTTCTTCTGTTCCCGGAACTAAAGAAATACTAAACGGCAACGCTTGCGGGCTTGTCCAAGTGATTAAATCACCGTTTAAGCCCATACCGTATTCAGTAATTGTTACTTCCGGAAAATCCATCGGGTCTGAATCGTCTGCAAAACATGTGCATAATATCCCTTGCGGATATGTATTAGAGGCTTTTACCAAAATGGATAAGCCTGTACCAGATACATCTTTCATTTTGTCTTAACCTCCTAAATTAAAATGTGTCTGCCTTCAACCTTGCGGATTGAATCTCCTTTAGAGTAAATCAATGTATAATCCGCAATGTATTTTGTAGCACCATTTACAACAGTTTGAGTCAATACAACTGTCAAAACGTAGCCGTTGAGCTGTACTCTTTGCCATGCTGTGTTATCCCCTGTAAGCTGCGTAATGTATGCTTTTTGTGTGTTTGTGAGTTCCTTACCCGGCATTATCGTTCCGTTATTTAAAGCTTCATCAATAACACCTTGTAAGATTGCTTCAATTTGAGCAAGCCCGTCATCGTTTGCAGGGATTTTCTCAACCGCAATTTCTAAGTTCAGAAGCTCGGTTGTCATTGCATCTTTTAACCAAATTTCATTGGCATAAACTGCAATGTCTGTTCCGTCTGCCAAATAACCGTCTTGATAGAATTGAATTTTTTGCCCTGCTTTTTGGGTTTGACCGTTATAATTTACATGCAACGGGTCAAGCGTATTTGCAAGAGGATTTGTATCAACCGTTATCGCTTGGTTCGGGAATTGCTGATACATATAATTAACTGTACCGTTTGTATTAGCATAGTTAGTTGCTGCAAGGATTGTTGCAGGCATTAAGAAAGCGGGCAATATTGAGTTATCCCCCAAATTCGGGTTATAATTTATCGCCATACCTTGATGCTGCGCCGCACTTGTAACAATTGCCTGATAGTTTGAGCTTACATCACCGCAGTACATGTATAAATAGTTTTGGTTATCATTCCAAGCACCAATCTCATCAATTTGACTTGCCGTAAGTGTCAAGCCTAAGAATGAATAAGATGCGAAATTATCCGATAACTGGATTGATGTATTCAATTCTTCTGTTAGTGTAGTCGCTGCAATACCGCTCGAAATAATCGGGTTTGTTGCTTCTGACCAACCAATTATAGAAGAAACGTCTGTTCCTGTTTCTGCAGACATTGCATAAGTGATTATAATATCACCTTCCGCACCGCCTGTAAGAATAAATGAGGAAGTTTCAGCGTTGAATGTAACTGTTGCGCCTGTCCACAAATCACCGCCTGCAGCATTTCCGTTTACTCCGGTTTCAATTATCTGTGCAACATCGCTATATGAAGCCGCAGAGGAGAAATTCAAACCACTCACAGTATAAGAAGAACCGCCCATTGATAGAACCATTGAGCCGTCTGTTATATCCGTGAATGTTTCCAAACTGCTTAGTGTTTGTGTTGACCTCAACATTGGTGCGGTAGCATCTAAGCTCACACCCATGAATGAAATCAAGCGTGGAGAGTTAACACTCTTAGAAACCCACCCGAAATAAGCAGATGCAATTTGTGCTTCTTGTGAAGTTAAGCCCGCATAGTTGGCTACATCCTCAGCAGAAGTAAACTCAAGAATAGTGTTAATCGGAAACAAAACGCTTGTCGTAAAAAGTCGTAAGCCTAAATCTTTACGAGAAGCCGCACTTGCCCCGCCTATCCCTGACGTAATTGCAACGTACTTGCTTTGAGAAATAGGCATGTTTATACTCCTTTTATGTTTAATGTGTACTCGTCTATGCTCATTTGAGGGCTGATTAATGATTGCTTCAATATGAAGGTCACATTAAAAAACGGCATAAACTCAAAATTGTCCGAATCGTCAAAAAAGTCAGGTGACTGAATATTTGACGGTTGATATATTGTATAACCCAATGCCCTTAAATCTTGCAGGGCATACGGATTAAGCATGTATGTTTTTAAATACTCCAAAACATCGGCACTATTTAACGTATCAACCGTATCCGATAACTCACGTCTTTTTAATGCCGATATTTGAACATCAATCTCTTGTGTAAATCCCTCTTTTATCTTTAATTCATTTTCTGTAATAGGATAAAGCCTTTGTTGCCAACCCCTACGGTTTTTATTAGTACAGGTGACATATATTGTCGGTTTAATTGTAGTTAATTTTACAGGCTGCTTTAGCTGCAAAACCTGCCACCCTTGAATATCGAGAGTGGATAAAGCACCGTTAATAAACCCGATAATATCAGCGTATATTTGATTCTCGCTCTTAATTGCCATTGCTTCTATCCCGCTTTAATTCAACCGCTAAAACACCGCACCAACCGTCATAATTGAACCAATCAGCATTCCTTACGGTTTCAAAGGTTTTACCGTCATATATGAATTGGTCAGGCTGCGGTTGGTCTTCGTTTCCTTTTATAGAAACGGCACCGTAAAATATTTTGTAATTCTTGTCTAAATCCAATCCCAATTGCTGATAGAGTGAATTTTCAGGGCTTTGTACCATACCGTTTGCGGGTGTGATTGTTACCGCTTCCGCATAAGTCGGAATCATAACCCCCATTGCGTTTGGCTCTTCACCCAAAAACTTTATATATTGATAGCTCTCTCCGGGGATTAGTTTTAATGCTTTTTTTAATAAATTACTTCTAAGTAAACTCATTTTTTTGTAACCTCATGAGAGATAGCATTCAACATTTGCCCTGTTCCGGATAAACGTTTTGTTAAGTTTCCGACTGTCTTTTGGTCTTTGTATGGTCGTTTTTTGCCTTCTATTGTTAATGGTGATAGCGGGGGTTCATTTACTGCAACAAATGATTTAACCAAATCCCCTTCGATT